GTGTATTTTACTATTGCTTTAATTTCATCATCACTCTTATCTTTTAAGCTTTTGCCTAGGAATTTAAACCATCTTTCAAGTATTTCTCTGTCTGGGACTATTTTTCTTAACTCTTCACATTCTTGAACTGCCAACATTTTCCTAACTGTATTATATTGTATATTCATTCCTAAAATCTCTAAAGTATTGTAAGTTAAAGGTTTTGTGGTTTTATCTATTTTAAAATTAAAACTGTTTAGATCTACATTTATTAATTCTGCACTCCTCATGTAACTTAAGAATTTGCTGGGAATTAATTTCATTGGTTTATTTATGTCTATAAATTTTGAATGGTTTAAAAATTTAATCTTGTAAGATGTACATAGATCTTTTATTTTATAACTCATTAACCCTTCATCACTATCTTGTGTAATATAACAAGAGTAAAAAAGAGTAGCTAGAAACAGTTGATTGGAATCAATATTGGTTAGAGAATAAATAAAATTAGCATCATAAAGGGAATTTATATAATCCAATTTATCCCCTATAGTTTCATTTTGAAAATATAAGGCCAGTGATCTGATTTTTGTTTTCTGTTCATCAGTTAATTGTGGAGTTTTTCTATGTCTAATATAATAAGGCTTAGAGTAATTCATTACTGCTCCAAACCCACTAATGTAGTCAATACACAACTCCTTTAAAAATTGAACTCTAAAAAGCCTCTCTTCTTCAGATTCTAATAAATCTAACATAGTTTCTTGAGAAGAAGACCCCATTAAAATTAAATGTAAAGGATGCATGTTGAAGTGACCTCCTATGCATAAGGGTATTTTAGAATTTTTAACATTATCAGGTATGTGATATGCCTTTCTAATTAACTCAGCAGTTGAGATCATTAAACTGTAACATTCAATTAAGCTGGCTCCGTTACTATGAGCTGACACTACTAATGAAACTACACTGCTGATATCATCATAATAGCTAGATCCCTTTGTGTTCAATGCTAAATTAGTTAGGAATTTATGTTTCATAGGGGTCAATCTTCTATTAATGTACATTATTGATATCATCTCCATGGAATTTTTTGATATGTTTGATTTTTTAGATGAGAACATATGATTCATTAATTTTTGAAAAACTTCATATCCTTGGAAGGATCTTAACATTATTTCTAGATTATCACCTTTAATTGTTCCAGAACTGTCATCACTATGGGCACACATATTTAGATTTACTTTAAATATTTTAATGGACAAATCAGAGTAATATTTTTGGGTACAGGCATGCATCAGAGAAGATAAATAATTAAACATTCCCATCATGAAGCTGTATGGCATATACAATTCAAAATCCCCATCAGGGCGCTTGAAAAAGTGTTTGATAATATCTGCATTTTCCTTATTTTTAGATAGCTTTTCTACATATATCTTTTGAACTCTCAATCTTTTATAAAAATACTTAGACCAAAATTTATTGAAATATGTGAAGAAGTTTTCAGGTAGAGATTTTGAAAGACCTTTAACAAAATAGAAATATTTCCATAAATTAGATCTTGGGGCCCATTTTCTACAATCTAAAGTACAAAAAAGCATCTCTTCATCTTTATGAGATTCAAAAAGTTTAGAATGTATGTATTTTGGTCTTACATGTGATTTAATATTGATTATTTCATTCTCCAAAGATGAACACAATTTCTTAAAAAATTCTTCTACAGGATTTTGACAAGATTTGGTATAATCAGTCATTACATAGATTTCTCTAGAATCTTTAAATTGGATTTTGTCTTTCATGTCAAACTCAAATGGTATATTTTTGGCATTCAATCTTTCTATATAATCTTTTATACTTAAATGTGTTTCTTTTATTTTTTTATTTTGCTTATACCAATTATCTTCTATATTTATTAGATCGTTTATTTCTTCAATATTTAAATCTTGGAATATAACATCATGTCCTTTTTTACCCCAAAACTCACCATCATGAGATCTCATACCTTTAGAAGTTTTTATCTTGGTGAAGGAGCTAGTAATTAATTTATCAAAAAAATCAGACAATTCAGCGGTTGTAAATTTATCAGAAATAAACCTACTACTATACTCACCAACTGTGTAACATAAAATAGGATCAAAGATGAAATCATTTGAAAATGCCCTTTCAAAACTCTTTTTGTTATCTTGGTCTCTTAAATCTAATTTTGTTGATTTCAAGATTTCATATGGATCTAGATTTTTTTCTGAAAGTGGTATATTTTTATTATTTTCACCATATATACACTTATAAAAATAATCATGATTCAATAATACAGATTTCAAGTTTTTAAGATGTTCATTCATTGGCTCAAATGGAGATTTTGTCATAAATATAGATTCATCAAATTTCTCTGCCATATATTCAATATTCAAAAAGCTTTCACAGCTTACTAAATCAAATAATGTCTTTGAATTTAAAGTTGTCTGTATTTTGTTATAATTCTTTATAATTGATTTTTGAAGAACTGATATTATTATATCAAAGTTGTAAGTTGCCATTGAATTGGCAAGCTCAGCTACATTACTAAATTCACCTGTTAAGTTATAAAAAAGATATCTTAACTGCCCTAGAAATATTTCCAATTTCCTTTTTTGTGAAAATAGCCCTAGAATTTTTAAATTAACCATTGGCATAAATTCCTTAAATGTTATTTTTAAATCTTGTGTTCTGCTAATTAAATAATTTGAAAAGTTGTGGTATATTTCAAAACCTTTTTTTAAATAATCGATCCTTAATTGCCTCCAAGGGGTTAACATATATTTAACCCCTTCTATTAAATGGATTTCCCAATTTTCACTCCTCATTATTTTCTCCTGAATTTCATTTATGGGGAAAAATAATCTGAAAAGTCTGGATCTTTTAGTCCTTAAGATTTTTTTACCACCTTTCACTAATATAAAAGCATTTGAGTATCCTAGATTATCAAAGTAAAAGTCATTATTATTTGATTTAATATTTGAATAATATAACAAACTATAACAAAATCTACTAATAAACAATAAATTGTGTGCTAGTTTTAGATAACGAAAATGGAATTCTTTTTTATTTAACTCACTATACATCTGATCCACCAGGTTTTTCAATTTAATACCATTAACTTCACTTTTAATAAAAATAGAATCTGGTGCTTGAATATTTGTTACTGTAAATTGATCTTTAAGAAAGTCTAAAATTAAAGTATGGTCATTCTCTTCTTCTGGGTGGCAATATATAATGCCTTTAGGCTGTCTTAAATGTTTCTTCTCAAAATCCCAATGCTCTTTAAATTTCTTACTTTTAATGTCCAAAGTAACTCTATTTTTATATTTAGTTCTAGTAGGCTCTTTTATCAAGTAAGACAATTTTCTTTTTGAATCAACCCATCTTTTAAAAATTGCTTGAAATTCCTGCGATTTCAATTTAGACTTTTTAAAGTTCCATTTACATTCTAAAAAGTCCTTTTTGAATTTTTGGTTTATTTCATTATATATATTTGACATTTCTCTTTCACAACTTAGAATATCTTCATTAAGAGATGATCTATCAACTATATAATCTTTAGTAAAGCTCTCTATTCCCTTCTTTTGAAACATATCTAATATCTCTTTAGTTATTAAATTAGAAGTGTTTAAAGAATTTAAATCCAATTTAAAAATATTAGAATATTCAATAAAATCAATAGCAGGGAAAATAAAAGGATTCTTTTTTCTAATTACAATGTTGTTTTGATTCATCATACTATTTATTTTATTTTGGAAGTTCAAACAGAAATCTTGCCTCAATTCACTTATTTTACAATTAGCCAACAAATTTTTATTAGTAAATCCATCTCTGATCCAATTTTTAAATTTAGATTCATAATTTGAAGTTTCATAAACTTCAATCAATTTAGATTCACAATAAACATCTTGTAAATCTTCATCACCAAAAGATTTAAACTCTTCTGAAGTTAATTTAGATCCCTTCACTTTAATAACTTGTAAATCTTCAAAAAATGGTTTCTCCAATGCTCTTTGTATAATAATTTTATCAAATCCTAAGTCATCACATCTGATATCAGTATAACCTATTGTTAAGTCAACTACTATAACTATCTTATTTTGAATGTCAAATTTCTTTAATTTTTTCATTAAGACCTTTCTATCAGACATTATCTTTTTTATGACATAATTATTAACTCCCTTATCCTTGAATCTCTGAGATATTGAATTAACTTTGAATTCTGGTTTTAAAATATTAGATTTCAAAAGAATTGTGTTTGAACTACCAGAATTGACTGTGAGTTCAGGTACAAATTCATAAACTAAATTATTCAATCTATTTAATCTCTCTCTAAATTCAGTCATATCTTTCCGAATGTCTTCAATATCAACATCAATACCAATTTTTTTAGATATATAAAAAATGTCTGAAACACAGCTTAGTTCTTCATCATCCAACCCCATAATGATATAATAATCCAAGACATTCACCCCTATTGAATTGAAAAGTACCTTCTCCATGTCATATTTATGATAATATTCCTTATTGATGACACCAGTTTCCAATTTATTTGTTACAGTAAACTCAAGCAGTATAACTTCATTAGATTTAGTTTTAAATAGATAATCTGGCGTCCTAATGCTATCGATGCCAAAGTTACTAAATGGTATATCAGTTTGAAATGGAATGCCCAGCCAGAAACAACATTGTCTTTGGAAAGCATTGTGTCTAATTTTATAATAAGTCCTGGAATCATCTAAAGAGATTGTATAATTCTTATTTTTAAACTTGTACCTAGAATTACAGAAATTATATAAAGTCTCAATACTAGGTTCCTTTTCTTCCCAAATTTTATTATTAAGTATATACACCATAATTAGTTAGGAATTG